ACTACTTTTCCATCTGTATATGGCATAATGCGAGTAAAAGTGATAGTAGATAAAAGTGTTGTGGTATCCATTTTTCTAAATTTCAACTTGACAGCACTTACATCTGTTAAGTTCAAAGGCGACCATGTAGAAGCATCTGTTATATCAAGTGTCTTACCTGTATCTGCTGTATTTGAATCTCGTAAGATTATTTCAAGAGCAGGAAGGTCATCACCTTTGACTAAATTAATTGCTTTGTAATATGCCATATTTCTTTTCCTTATTAATTCTCAAACTTATAAAACAAAGCCTGTTCTCTTGTCGCAATAGGTTTGTCTTTTAAAATAATAATTTCGACATCATCATCTTCATTAACTTCTAACATAGGTGTAATTGTTGATGTAATACCGCCTTTATTAATAATGTAACTATCGTTCAATATTCTTTCAAATTCATCTTGTTCTATTTCTGTTTTAATCATAATCTGCTCCATCAACTATAGGTACAACTAGCTGTGTATCGCCTAAATAAGAATCAGAACCATTAGAATCGTTTAATTTAAACAATGGTGCATTACCTTCTTTGACATTCCAACCAGTACCAGATAATTTCTCAAAAGCGACAATAGGATTGTGATATTCAAAAGAATTAGAACCTGCGTTGTAAACTCGCTTTATCCTTCCAGCATCTTTGGATAAGTAAGCATATTTAGAAATTGAGCTGTAGGTAGTAAATGTACCTGTCCAAGATAAATTAGAAGGTGTGTTTAAATCTATAATACCTTTAATTTGAGCAGGTTCAAAATCCGAGTGAAACATAGTGTTTGCACTTGCATCTCTTATGTATAAACCGTAAACAGAATTGGTGTAATTAGAGGGCATTTTAGAGAAGCAGTACAAAGTTAAAGAGTTAGCACACGCTGTGTAATTACCATTTGTATATGACAACCAAACAGTAATATCCCATGTAGTATATCCCCTTGAACCTGTACCACCGTTATCGACAACTTTAATAACGAAACCACCGTATGTTGAAGGTGTTGAATAATTAATAAATACAATAGGTTTAGAGTCCGCTTCCACTTCAAAAACACAAGTCCTAAAAGTATCGGTTCTAGTTCTATGATAATTACTGCTATTATGGATAATACTATCTTTATTGCTCGCTAAACCACTACCTACACAGCCACTTGTAGCGTGTCTATATGAATGATAGTTTTGATAACCAACATGATATAAATAAGAACACCCTCTGTTATGAAAAGAAGAACCATAAGAATTGCTATTTGTAGCTTTACCCATAAACACTACAGAAGGTGCTTTTTCAGAAAAACAAGCGTTTCCTAGATTTCCAGTAAAGCTGATTCCATAACTCATAATTAAGCTGCCATCACAATTATTCTTACTGTTGGGAGAGTTCCATAAGCAGGTGGCTGGCATCCTGAACCATTGCAAGCGTAAGAGCCACCAGCAGAAGTTGTTTCACCACAACTATTAGCACCTGATTGATAGATAGGCGACCATGAAACTGTAGGTACATTCCCTGCACCGACAGAGCCACTAAGGTCTAAACTAACATGTGATGATAATTCTCTATGAAAACTTACATCATCATATTCCGAGCCTGTCATGGCATATAGGATATTAAAATAACTTAATTCAGAGTATGTTCTACTCCCAGAATTGCCCGAACTGACCGTAAAATCATCAACTATTTGTAAACCAAAAGAATCTGTTGACATAGCTACATCACCATTAGATTTTAGAAGTTTAAATCCGTATCCCATATATCCTCTAGGGTGTTAAATCACCTAAAACAACTCGCAAAACCGAGCCGTCATAAATTAATATCTTGTTATTGTTAATTTCAATTCTTGAACCCGAAGAAGCACTTTTAATTAATGCTACGCCAGCAGAAGAAACTGTAAATAGATTGTTAATATTTAATGAACCTGCTGTTATAGCTCCAAGGTCAGCTGATATATCAGCAATCTCATCATTGGTTAAATTAATATCATCTTCGGTTACTTCATCATACCAAGCTAAATCACCATCTGGTATTGAGCCATCTTGAACACTTGTCCAAGCTGTACCGTTATATCTATACAGCTTATTATCATCATCGGTATCAAACCATAAATCACCTGTTTCTAAATCTGCTGTTGGGGCTGACGTTTGAGAAAATGTAGTAATACCTCCTGCTCCACCACCAACAAGATTAGCTATCGTATGTGTACCTGTTAGCCAAGTAGATGATATTCCCATACTATTAACTGCTTTAACTCTAATATTGTAAGTAGAACCAGAAGTAACACCTGCTACATATATAGGTGAACCATCTGTCTTTATCTCGCCATCCCAAGTTGATGAAGTGCCGTATTGAATAATGTAATGGTCAACAAAGTTATCAGTTGAATCAGTCCAAGAGATTAACATTCTTGGTTGAGTTGAACCATCATCATTCGTTACTTGATAATTTTCTCCACTTGCAACAGATAATGAGGTTGGTGCTACTACACTAAAAGGATTAGGCAAACCAGTATCAGCAATTACAGGGGCTTGTGATGTTTCAGACCAAGAATAAACAGCATCTTGATGTTCAATCATTGAAAGTGTGACTTCCCCATCACTTTGTAATGCCATATCCATTATTCTAAATGGCTTGGCTGTCCATGCAGGAGTTGAGTGTGTAACAGTTACAATATCACCTACAGCACATTGTAGTGCTTCTGTTGTTGCTTGAAATGAACAACGTAAATTCTCTCTGGATTTGCGTAATATAGTTCTAGCAATGTTGTAGGCTTGATAGACGTTAGTTACTGTTTTAAGATTAACTGTACTTTCAAGTTTAAAGTTATTATCATCACTCAAATAAGTTGTATAAGTGCTAGAACCTGCTTCTGGATATTCTATTTGGTCTTGTTGCCAGTTGTTGTCTGGATTTGTAAATGTGGTAATAACTCGGTTATATCTATTACTCTTTTTCTCGCCAGTTATAGCTATGCCGTCAACTATATGTTCTTCAGTAAAATTAAATACAGCAGAACCATCTAATTCATCTTCAATAACTAACCGATACTTGCCTTGAGTGTAAGGCATTAATCCACGCATACCAGATAACAAGATTTTGACATTACTCATCAATGTTGCATCTGTGTTAATAACCGCATTACAAGAGAATTTAGCAATGCTTCCTGAACCAGTATAAGGTGTTACTGTTTCGTCACATAAATCTGCTGCATCATGCCAAGAAGATGAACCGCTTTGTCCAGAAAATACATCGGTCTCAAATGCACTTGTTGGTAAGCCTTTGCCGTATCTTGTATTAGTTAAATAATCTAATAAACAAATAACAGGATTAGTTGTATATATCGTAGCACCATTTCCACCAGAGGCTCTTGGGTCGTAACATTTTCTACCTTCAACTTCCGCATGAAAATTAGGTATTGAACCAAATACTTCTCTATCCCATTTAAGTCTAATTCCGAGATAAGCTACACCCGATAACTTATAATCACTATCCCAGCTAGGAGCATTTGCAAGAGTTGAATCAAATGCTTGATTATCAGCACCTGTATGTTTATTTATCGTTACTAGACCGCTAAATTTGCTGTCAGTTGAGAGAACATCGTTTATCCACACATTACCTATAGAATTGACTTCACCCTCGCATAAAACTAAAGCTATATAAAGGTACTGATTATCTGTTCCAGACGTTTCAACAAATACCCTTGTTCCGCCTACTTTACGCTTACCATAAATAACAGGTATTTGAGCCAGTGAGCTTGCTTTATTAACCAAAGTTCCATCATCTGTTTGTTCTGGAAAGTCTGGCTCGTCTGGTTTTAACAACCACGAGATAGCAGCAGATACTAATAAATTAACTAGCCAACCCCAAGCCATTAGGATTTCCCCCACTTAATATCTTTGACAACATTGCCAGAAAAATCAAAACCTTTATCACTAGAAAAGAATAGCTTTTGTGAGTTGCTGTTAGTTACTCTACCTGCTTTTTTCTCAAAGTCCGCCCAATGCGAAGCTACTGATAAATTAACCTCTGAAGAAGTGTTAGAGTCTTTTATTTCATGACCATCAATCCTGCCGTCATAGATTAAAACTGGCGAGCCTATAATCGCATTACTTGAATTAAGAAAAGCTCGTAGTATTCTTACTTGTCTACCTATATAACCACCACCAAGCAATAAAGAAATAAATGTTTGTTCAACACCTGATAATCTGATTTGCACCTTACCAACTCTTACATCTGAAGCTTCTTGAATTGCTCTAATATTTAAGATATGAGATGAAGCAAGATAATTATTAGCTGAATAAGATATATCTTGCGGAGCATCTGTGTAATAAACAGGTGTAGAGAAATGAAATTCAAATAACTGACACATACGGATACTGTCATTTGCAATTTCAGTTACAACAGAGCTGTTAATATCTCTACTCATAATGCCTCAATAAAATCCAATTCGTATCGAAACATAGAATCGTTAGCCATTGAGAAAGCCTGTACATCATTCTTCAAGCGTACTTTTATAGGTACATTGTCATAAGTTATAGAAGAATTATTAGCTATATCATCAACTAAAGGTGGGGATACTGTAATAGATGTTGTGTTGCCAGTTGTTTCTGTATGGGCTGTGACCATGTAAACCTTATCATGGGCAAATTTAATAAAGTCACCTTCTACTAATGTGCCAGTTCCACCATCAATAGCTATTACTGTTTGCCCTGCTGTTTTAGAGCCATTCACCAAGAAAGTACCCGAAGCTGTACCTCTAGCATCCTCAAGAACAGGAATACGAACAGTAAAGGTATTTAACATTCCCCTTTGACTTACGACATAAGCATATACTGGCATGAAAGATGTTTGAGTCATTGCAGGATAACTGGCTTTTAATTGCCACCTTTGACCTGATACTTTACGAGTCTGTGTTCTGCCATTAACTGATTCGCTAAACAATGTAGGGTCAACCGAAGTTACGGTTATTGATTGAAATACTGGAGATGTTGGAAAACTCATTACACAACTCCTAAAGTGCCACGGTCATTCATAGCACCGTTTATAAGATTAACTATCATTCCTCGTCTGGACTCTAATAATTCATCAAAGCCGTCTGTATCGTTAGCAGTTATATTAAAGCTGACATTGACATTGTTTGTGCCTGCATTACCACCTTTAGTGTGGTCTATAACTGTTTCATTTGGATGTAGAATTGCAGG